CCATTGGCGCAATGCGATCGTCGGTGACTGTCACTGTTGCGTCGTAAATGCCGCATCCGGTAATGACGACATCTTGACCCGGCACGAAATAATTGACGCGCTGGGTTCCGTAATAGGCGATGGAATTTTCCACAAAGATTTCTGTGACTGCTGATTGGTATCCAGTAAGCAATGGCAGAATTGTCAGCTCTGCGCTCTCAATCATCTGCTCAAGATATGCGTTTGAATAGAGAGATACGGAAACGCCAAGAATGGATCGCAGTTCTGCTGCGGTGACAATTTGTGGCATTTCCGTTCCCTTCTACTGCTCGACCACATCCGGGAGCGGCTGTGGCCGATGATTAGTTATTAGGTGAAATTGAAGAGATTTCCACCAGCTGCAATTTTTGTGGCGCATGCACCATAAGAATTGAGGCTGATTTCAACAGTTCCGTCAGATGGCTTATTGACATCAAGACGGAAGTTTCCGCTCTCGTACCATGTAAATGCATCTGGCTCAAGGACAACCATTGAATCATCGCCTGTTCCAGTGAATTCGCCTGAATTATCAACAAAGAAATTCAAGCCAAGTACAACGCCGCGTTGTGATTGACCAGTGACAAGACCGGCCTGATTTTGTGGCTGGTATGCATTGAATAGCGGTGTGCCACCGTCGTTGTAACCCATGATGTTTGACCATTGTCCGGGTGACACCAAGATGTTACGTGCAAAGCGTTGAGTGCCTGCATAAACAGCTGCATTTGCGCGGCTGACGTATGCAATCAATCCCGCAGCTGTGTTAGCTGTTGGAGTTCCATCTGATGCTGCATCTGCTTTGATTTGTGCTGCAACGTACTTGTTTTGAGCAAAGGCCATTGATGCACCCATGATGCGAACAAGCTCATTGAAGAAATCTGGTGAGCTGCGATCGATGATTTCTGTTGTCAGAATGTTGCGTCCGGCGAAGCGGGTGATTGGAACAGAAATATAAGCTGACTCAATTCCTGTATTTGTTACTGCTCCACCTTCTGCGACTGGATCAACTTCTGCAATTTGAGTAATTTTTGGAATCTCAAATTGAAGCCCAGCGTCCGGCAAAGTTCCACGACTTACGGCATCAATTGCGCCTCTTGTTCCGTTGCTGAGTGCATTGATAACTTCTGTGAGCTGACGTGTTGGGTTGAAAGCTGGGTTAGTAGTTCCAAGGTCATCGTTAGCTGCTGCAACATAAATTGCAGAATCTGACATTGGGTTTAACTTAGCTTTGATTGAATGTTCCATCCATGAGCCAAGATTGACAATTGGTGATCGTGGTGAAGTGAAATATGGTGCTGGCTTGTTAGCATGCACGACGTTCGCTGAAGCCTCTACCGATTCAACGGCTGGTGCTTCTGTTTTTTCGGTAGTGGTATCCACTGCGTCTCCTTCGGTTGGTGTTTCTTCTGGTATGACTTCGGTAGTCGCTGCGACATGACTGACGCGAGCTTCATCGAATGCTGGGTTGTGTGTTAGTGCGACGCCGACCAAAGTCGCTGAATTGACGACCATTGTGCCGTCCTCATTAAATCCATGATCTGCAACATTCGCTTCCACACTAAAGCCGTCTCTTAGTCCATCCATTGCTTCCTGAATGGCATCTGATCCCGCTGTTGTCTTTGAGATTTTGAACGTGGCACTGATTGACTTGCCATCTGGTGCAAGCTCCATTGATAGTGTCTTTCCAATTGGTCGCTTTGAATCGTGTTCAAGATTTAGCTTGACCGATGCTGGAATTAATGAACCGGATTTGAATAATACTTTTCCGGTCGATGCATTTGCTGGCGTATCGAATTGCACAATTTGGCCGGTAATAGTGCGTTCTTCTGAATCGGCCGCTGTGATTGTGAATGGTGTTAATACCTTCATCGGATCATTTCCTCTGCTACTCGGATTTCTTCTGCACTCAATGCGCCAACGCGATTGAGGATTTCATAGATTTGTGCGCGCTCTAATGCTGAGCCGCGCAAGTAGTCGTCTAACGCGTACTCGACGCGCTGTGTTGATGGCGTAAAGTCTGGCATTGAAAGTCTTTCGGTAATTGAGTTCATTAACGGAATCAAAGAGAAATCAAGCAAAGTCTGCCGCGTTGTACTGGCGTTTGAGTAAGTCATTGATGAACCAGTCTCGGCATCAATGAAATAAGCCGGGATTCCCAAAGCTCTGGCAAGTTCTGTTGCAATGTACGAACGCGCTGCCGCAAGTTGTAATTTCTCCGGGTCGAATCCCAAAGTTTCCAACGAAATATCCGCATTTAAGAATGCCGTTGTGCGATTGCGGCGACTTGCACCCCAAGACTCCAGGAGTTTAGCAATGCGATCTGCTGGCAATGCTGTTCCATTTGATTTCAATACCATTTGTGGAACAGGCTCACGCGCATAGAGAGCTGCGGCGCGTTCTAATTCTGCACCGGTGCGAATTGTCATTCCGGCACGATTGAGCAAGCCTTCATCATTTCCGTAAAAGACAACAAGCGAACCAATGCCTGAAAGCGGAAGCGGTGTATGACCATCGATTGAATACGATTCAATTTCTGTTGAATCTGAATTCGTGTTGATAGTTACACGATCCGGCGAAATTCTTTGAACACTTCGAACGCGCTGCGTATCGGCGAACAATTCTGTAATTTGCCAATATGCATAACCATGAAATAGCAAATCTTCTAGCGTCCAGACATACGTCGCAACGCCGGGAATGCGTGGGTCTGGTGTGCGAATAACTCGCGGCGGGTCAATGCTCATTCCAGTAACACGATCACGCACTTCAAGGCCAATTGATGCAATGGATGAGCAGATAATGTTACGACCGCGAGCAATTGCCGGCACACTCATGGCTTCTTGACGTGTAGCTGTGCGATTACCTCGAAAGAATGGCGAAAGTGAATCCAGCGTCGTTACTGGAGCAAGAGATGCAGAGACGTCGTATGTCAGTGTTTCGACGGATGATGTACGCACAAAGATGTCTCTGAATCCCATGCGTAAATTTTCCCACGCTTAGAACACTATCCGACGAGAATGTCAATCTCCGTCTCTGGGCGTGTCGCAAAGTGTGAAACGAGAGCTGTGGCAACGCAAGCTGGAATTGCCGATTGGCTGGCACGTCTGCCCAATACCCAGCCACCATCGCCGCGACGCAATTGAACAGCTGAAAGCATCTGTGTTGTAAGTTCTGATTGGCCACGATGTTTGAGCCGTCCAGAGTTAATCGCTCCCAGCATCTCATCGCAGCTTTGCGGGTAATCCGAATCCATGTCATAAATTGGGATTCCGGCCGGCTGCATTCTCGCCGCGACCGCGCCAGATGTTCGGCGGGAGTAAAGCAAATGCTCAATGGGATATTCACGGCAGTATTTAGCTGCATCGTTGGCAATCTCACGATCATCAAGCTGCACTGAGTTTTCCCAAGTGTGCAGCAGCTTCACAATGAATTTTTCATCGCCTAATTTTTGAGCGGCCACCAATGCGGCATATCTACGATCCGGCGAGCAGTCGATGGCCATCCAAGTCAGCTTCTCTGGGTCAAGGTCAATCTCCTCATCAAGACACTCATTCCACTCAGCTGAGCCAACGACGCTAGATATGGTCTGAACCCATCGGCACAACACTTCGGTCATGACGACTTCGATTGGGTCATTGAATACAGCCTTGATGTTATCTGGGTGAATTGTGATTCCAAGTCCGGGATTTGCATAGGCTGCATTTTCAATCGATAAAACTTCTGTGGGAGATGACCACTCGAAATATCCAATGTCATCAACCGCGCCGGCACTAGCTGCCATCCCGCGCTCTTTGAGCAAATTCAGCACAACGGAATGAGAATCACCAGCATTGCTGAAACAATTGACTTGCGGATTCTTAGCCGCCATTAAGGTATATCGCAAAGCTGCAAATGAATCCAAGTCCTTCATTTCACGCAGCTCATCCAGATGCACAACCTCTGGCTTACTTAATCCGCGAGCTGCTGAACCGCCAGCTTTGATAACGAATCTGTTACCAGACAAGGTTTCGATTTCTTCTGCTCCATGTTGCCATCTGATTCGCTTGACTTGCTTTGCCAAATCGTCGTGAGCCTCAATGATGGCCACCAACGATCTAAACTGCTCCAGCGATGTGACCAATCTATGAGCTGAGCCGACTTGCAGTGACTCATCCCAGTGAAATAAACCCATGGCGATGCGGGCGAGCATGTACGTACTCTTTCCATTCTGACGCGCAACTGTGGCCACTGTGATGGGATGGAAGTACCGGCCGTCAGATTTCAGCTTGAGCGATTGAACCGCCAGCCATTTTTGCCAAGGCATGAACCCGCCTTCAATAATCTGGTCAGCAAAGTCAATCAATTCAAAGCCCCTAGACGGCAAATCATTAAGCGGCGTGTGGATTCTAGGCACTTCATGCCCAAAGACCTGAGCTGATTCCGGCTCTAAAACCGATGTGAGCCGATTTGAGACGTCTTGACCTATGTCTTGACCAACTATGGTCAATGATGGCTTAATCATGACTAAGCGACACGTTCTTGGGTATATCTTGCCCAT